TTTGGCCAGTCAAGTGATACAGCCCGGACAGGCTTGTTGTTGCAGACCCAGCATAGGCTAGACCGCTATCGACAAAGAATGCGCCTGTCGCAACAGACCCAAAATCAAATGGTTTCATGCGCTCAACATAGCGCTTGGTAACAGAATTGATCGTGCGCTTCACAATCATGTAAAGCTCGTCCTCGTTGTCTTCGGTAGGCAGCGTGGCAATGCTTTCGATCAGCCCATAATCATATGTGGCCGATGCGAGAGAACCATGTGTGCCGGTGTATGTGCCGCCAATTTTATGCTGATGCCATGCCACCACCTCTTCTTCCCGGCGATATGTCATGCCGATAAGCTGGCCGTCATTGCGGATCATCCAGACAATGCTGTCAGGCTCTTGCTGGTAAGCCATGTCAACCATGCCGCCCTGCGTGATATGTTCTGACAGGATCGTCATATCAGCCGCTGCGTAGCCACTGGTATTGATCTCGCCAGAATATTTGAACTCTCGCAGCTTGCGCTTGGCGCGCTGTAAGAAAAGCGTCACATCAGCGACTTGCACCGGCTCTAACGCCGCCGTGCCATAATTGCTGTACTTTCTGATTTGCGCGTTTGTTGGGGTTATAGGGCCATCATTAGTTGTGGTTAGAACGAACTCGCCGCCACTGGTGCCGATTGTCAGAACCCTTGTCGCTGCAAGGTATCTAATGTTGTTCACTTGATTTGATGCAATTTGATAGATGATTGCGCTGTCATCGTTGGTGCCAGCCGTCATGTTTTCATAATCACCAGACCGCGACATGAATATTGTTTGCGGCTCATTTGTTGTTGCGGCAAAAATCAGGCGCTGTTCAAAGAATGTAACGGCACCCGGAAAGCCGGTTGTGCCACTAAAGGCACCAAGCGCCCAATCAGTTGTGGCAGTGGATGCCGAAAGGTTTTCATTGATGGTAACAGCTACATTCTGGGCATCTGTAAATGCCGTGATTGTGGCATTGCCGCCGGGAAGGCTCACCAGCCGCCCTACATCTGTCGCGGCAAAAAGGTTAGTCGATGCAACTAGAGCCACCCCAGTGCCGCTTGTAGCGCCGGGATTTAGCGTTGTTGCTGTTGTGTTGGTGTCCAGATATGGGCCATCAATAAATGTAGCCTCTGTAAATGTCCATGCGTCATGGTCAGTTCTGGTCAGTTTCCGGGGTGCATAATCTTGATGCACAATAAACATTGTGTCGGCTGATTGTACAAACCTTAGATCTGGCAACGCAGCTTCCGGGTATGGCGATACAATTTTTGTAAGCTTATCGGCAGTGCCGCCGCTGGTATATGTTGTGAAATTGGTTGTATTGATAGCAACGCCAAACAAATCAGTCAGCGTGAATGTGTTGGTTGCAACCCCAGCAACGCGATAATTACGGCCATTCAGCTCAGTCATGCCACCGACAGATGAAATAAATATCTCATCGCCATTGCTAAAACCGTGACTGCTACTGGTCAAAACACCGGGCGATGCTTTTGTTGCGGCAGTTATGTTTTTAGCTGTGTCTAGAACATAGCCGCCATTGCGGATAATCCGCATGGTGCTATTGCCAAACTCCAAAATGTAAGTGTCAGTCGTTTTAAACTGGAAGGGTATTAGCCTACCTTTTACAGCGCTGCTTTGGATCTCGCCAATGTACTCAGTGCCGGGGCGCCGTGATGCACCGCCATGCGGATGCACAACCATATTTAGCAACTCAGCCGCGCCTTGCCGGTATTTATCAAGATCAACCCGGCCTTCTAGCCTTGGCGATAGCTCACCAGCAACAAAGCTGGTTAATGATGGTGCAGAACGCGCCACTGTTAGAACCGGCTTTCAATAAGGTCAGAGGCTTCAAATTTAGCTGCCGCTCCTTCAGTGGCATCCACAAACCGGGCTTCCTTTATCTTTTCATCATAGAGCGCTTTGGTTGTGCTAATCATCGCATTGCTGCCGGTAATGGCATAGCAAATCTCCATTGCCAGTCGGGCGGCAAGCGTATCGATCAACAGCGTGTCATATTGGTTGGGATCTTCAATGCGCGCTATGTATTTGATCAGGACAGTTGCCTCATCTGTTAGCAGCTCCCTGCCCTCAATGACATAGACCGGGCCACCAGAGTTGCTGGTCATATTGTCTTGCGGATACATCAATGTGCCATTGCTGAACTCTAGGACACGCAGACAGTCAGTTGGCAATGTGTATTGGTTGGCATAGCCAAATGCCGGCGAGACGGTGTTCTGCGCCAAATTAGCGCGTTTAATGAGGCTATTCCAATTGTGGGAACGAAACACGGCATCACGCACTAACTCATAACGCTGGTTGATCAAACGGCCAGCCTTTGAATCTTCAGTCAAGCTGGTGATGTTTGTCGCGCCAAGCGTGTTAAGCGCAGCATTAGAAATGTCCACGGCTGATGGCATGTCGATACCTCATTGAATAAAAGGGGATTGGGTCAGGCGTGTCTCTTGGAGGTGAAAAAGGGAGCTTTTCCACGCCTGACCCAAAGGTTTTAGTCTAGAGCATAAGTCATTGTGAACTCAATCAAGCCAGTGCCGTTGGCACCCGCAAGGCTCACAGTGACTGGAATGCCTGTCGCATCAGCGTCAACCACACTATTGAGGCCCAATGCAGCGGTTAAGCATGCACCGACAGTGGTGACAGATGTTGAAGCGGCAGCGGCCTTGTACTCATCTACATCAGCGGCCACGGCAGTACCGGCGGCGTTGTTGTAGGCAGCATGGCCAACAGACAAAGTTGTTGATGAACCAAGTGCCGCATGGACAAGCTGACCACTAAGGATCCGCGCTCCATTTGGCAAATTGAACATATGGATGTCGGACTGTTCAGCAGAAGCTGTGTAGCTTCCATAAGCAATCCGAACACGCCCACCTTGCTCAATAGGCTTGATCATTTCAGAAGGATCGTTTTGATCCCACTTGGTTTTTTGGTCAGAATAAACTGTTCCCATAACTAATCTCCAATCTATTCGTTACAAAGGATTTGGATTACTTTTGCTTCTTCCATGCGAGTTGCCCCGAATGATGCACAATAGTAAACCTGAGTGGCGTAAGACTTGTCAGCACGCTGTGTAATCTGTGCTGATGGCTCTTTACCGATTGCCATTTTCATTCCATCTTCAGCCCATGCATAGCACTGGCGTGATGTGCCATCGTCTTTCAAACGATTGCTCACGATGAACTTGAACCCGACAAACGAATCAACCGTGCCAGTTGCCAATGCTTTGACTGTGTTAAAGTCAGCGCTAGTGACTGATGTTGTGTTCAACAGATCTTCGATTTGCTCTGGTGAGACAACAATGTAGCGATTGATTGATGGATCAACAGACCCAGCGTCAAGCAGCTTTTTAGCCGAAATCAGCTTTGCAACAGTCAGTCCAGCGGAACCATGAGCAATAATATTGCCAGCCGGTAGAGCTGTTGATGTTGTGCCAGCCTTGCCTGTTGATGCAGATGCATTGAAAGCAGTGATGATTGTGTCATCCATTGCCCGGCCAATGCCAGCCGCCGCAGCTTTTGCGTAGACTGATGTTGGATCTGACAACATGCGGATTTTGTCCTGATCATCGATCAGATCAGCATATTCAAAGTCAGACAGTGTAACCATCCGGCGTGAATGCGGTGTTTCCATCAATGGCGTATCGCCATGGCGAGTGGTGCGAACAGCAGCCGCTGCACTACCGATTTGATCAAAGAACGCTTTTTCGCCGGTTACTGATTCAGTATCGACTGTGTTCCGCAACAGACTACCCATCTGCTGTGAAAGCATTGTCACATTTGCTGAAAACTGGTTCACAAATGCGGTGTTGATTTGAGTTGACATAATGTCAATCCTCCACATTAAGTTGAAAATTTAGGTGAGTTTTCGTTCCAGTTATCCAGCGCAGCCGGGCTTGAACTATGGTAGGCGTAGGCGTTGGGGGCCGTTAGGCTTATCCCTCTTGTTGCTCTGGAAATTGGTATCCCCGGAGCCTTAAAACTTCTGCAACATCTTGATCATGCGCCGGGTGATTTTTATCCCAATAGGGTGTACCCGGTGCCGTCAGTTCTGCCACTTTTCGCCCGGCCTCTTCTGGTGTCATCACCATTTCGGTTGTCGCGCCTTCCAGTGTATCTTCGCCAAGCTGGTCAGCCAGCCCGGAAAACAGTTTAATAATAAATGGGTGATCGCCAAGAGGCAGACCATTATCCAATCTAATTTCGTGCCAAATGTTTGGATCGATGCCCATTGCCTTCCCGGCGGCAGCGGCGCGATCATGCTTGGCGTCATAGGCCATTCCAAATTCTTCGCGCAGCTCAGCATCCCATTGTTGTGATACAGCATCCATATTGGCTTGCGCTGCCTCACCACCAGCCGCTGACTGCCTTTGCATAAACTCAGCCGCTGCTTGTGCATGCCTTGGCAACATGCCACTAGACGCTGCCATTTCTTTGAATGATTGAAGCGTGGCTTCGTCCAGCTCTACATTCTGTAATTGATAACCATCAGCGTTGTTTGGCGCGCCAAGCTTTTGAAAGATCGGCATCCAGTCATCGTCATTAGACCCGGAACCGGGCAATGCAATTTTATCTGCACCAACCATCCGCTGTGCGTGGACATGGCTTTTTGCTAATTGTCCAACATCTGTAAAGTTTTTAAGTGACGGCTCATGCCTTAGCTCTTCTGGCAAACTATCCAGAAAGCCTACCGGGGCCGCTTCCTGAGATCCGCTATCATCCGGGATTGTCTCAACTTGGTCATTCATTTTGGTTTAATCCTCTTGCT